ACAGGACCCCCCAACCCTCTGAAAAAAGTAAAATGACAATTAGTGCCTACAATGACGACGCCAACTTCCAACAAGGAAAAAAGATGGAACTGACAGTGAAAAAAAGAGGCCGACCCGTCAAAATGACAATCCAGCGGTACGCTGAAAATCCGCCAGCGGTGCTGGCTAAGACCGATCACCAGCGTTTGAAGGAGCTAAAAGAGTTGATGATTCGTTCCGGCGGCAAAGACGTTGCGGAAAAAGTCATACAGATAGCGCTGAATGATGAACACCCGGGGCAGATGGCGGCGCTTAAGATGTGTATGGACAGGACGTTGCCGGTCAGCATCTTTGAGAAAGACAAGAGCCAAAGGAGCGCTATCAGCATCACCATTAGTGGTTTGGGTGTGCCGGAGCCAGTTGTTATCGACAACGGGGATATAACGGATGTCTGATTTGAACTTCTCGCTGTTGCCGTGGCAGCAAACGGTATTTTCTGACACGACAAGGTTTAAAGTCATCGCAGCCGGACGGCGGTGCGGTAAGTCGCGCTTGGCTGCGACGACGCTAATTATTGAGGCGCTGAAATGCCCGCTGGGAAGCGCTGTCTTGTACGTCAGCCCGACGATGGGGCAGTCGCGTCAGATTATCTGGGACTTGCTGCTGGAGTTGGGGAGGGACGTCATCCAGTCTAGCCACGTCAACAACTTGGATATTACGCTGGTTAACGGCGCGCGGATATACGTGAGGGGCGCGGACAGGCCGGACACGCTGCGGGGGGTTTCTTTGACATACGCGGTGCTGGACGAGGTGGCCGACATTAAGCCAGAGGCTTGGGAGCAGGTCATCCGGGCGTCTTTGTCGGATCGCAAGGGTCGGGCGATGTTTATTGGTACACCAAAAGGGCGAAACTGGTTCCACGACTTGTGGAAGCTGGGGCAGGACGAGCAGGACAAAGACTGGAAGAGCTGGCACTTTACGACAGCAGACAATCCGCTGATTGACGCGGCGGAGATTGAGTCAGCTAAGAAGACCCTGAGTAGCTTTGCGTTTAAGCAGGAGTATCTGGCGTCTTTTTCGAATGCGGGCGCTGACATGTTCAAGGAGGAGTGGATTAAGTACGGCGAAGAGCCGGAGTACGGCAGCTACTTTGTGGCGGTTGACTTGGCAGGGTTTGAGGAAGTGGCCAAGCAAGCGGCTAATAGTAAGAAGCGGCTGGATGAGTCGGCTATTGCGGTGGTCAAGGTGACGGATGACGGCAAATGGTTTGTGAAAGCAATTGAGCATGGGCGGTGGGACATACGGGAGACAGCCGCTAAGATACTGCTGGCGATGCGGGAGTATCGACCACTGAGTATTGGCATCGAGAGAGGGGCGCTGAAGAACGCTGTACTGCCGTACTTGTCGGACTTGATGCGAAAAAACAACGTGTACAGTCACATTGTGGATTTGACGCACGGCAACCGCAAGAAGACTGACCGGGTGATCTGGTCGTTGCAGGGACGATTTGAACACGGTAGAATCATACTCAACAGCAAAGAGGACTGGGACGACTTTGTAGATCAGTTGCTGATGTTTCCCTCCCCCGGCGTCCACGACGATCTCTGCTTTGCAGCCGGAACAATGATTTCTACGCCGGATGGAGCCAAGCCTATTGAGTCGCTAAAAGTTGGCGACTGGGTGCATACGCCAGAAGGTAATCGCCAAGTTACAGCCGCAAAGCTAACCAACCCCACGGCGCAAGTCTACTCATTAAACGATGGCGCGTTGGTAGGCACGGGCAACCACCCAATCATGACGAACAATGGATGGAAAGACTTGTGCGAACTGGAAAAAGATGATATTCTTGTGTATCAACACAGCAGGAGTTCATCATGGCTTTTCCAAGCAAAGAAGGTATTGTCAAAGAAACGGTTATCTTTAACGGCTACCGCTACAACCGCTACCCTGAAGCTAAGAAGCTGGCTCACCGCAGGTACTTCACCAAAGGAGGAGGCGGCTTTCTGCATAGGGACACTTGGCTTTTCCACAACGGGCCGATTCCCGAAAAGCATCACATCCACCACAAGGACGGAAATTGGTCAAATAACGACATCTCCAACTTGGAGTGCTTACCTGCTGCCGATCACCACAAAGAGCACAGCGAAGACCGCAGCCGCAACGCCAAACGGCCTGAACAACTGGCGCACTTGGCTTCAATCAATCACATGGCTAAGGCTTGGCATAGTTCTGAAGAGGGGAAAAAATGGCACTCCGAAAACGGCAAGGCTGTTTGGGCTAGTCGGGTTAAAGTTGCGCACACTTGCCAACAATGCAGCCTTGCGTTTGAGTCTTTCAAGCCAACAAAAGTTTACTATTGCTCAGGTAAATGCGCGGCAACTGCGTGGAGAAAAGCGCACCCTGACTATTACAGCGCTAAAAGCAAGGCATCCCGTTTATAATTTGTCGGTAGCAGGGGCCAAGTGTTACTATGCCAACGGAATACTTGTCCATAACTGCGACGCGCTCGCGTACATTGACCAATTGGCTGTAACCAGTTATTTTCAGGACGATGAAGANAATGACTCTTGGCANCCTCAAGATATAATTGCGGGCGTCTGACCCCTTAAAGTAGAGGCCAAAAATGGATCAAAACAAGTTCGACGAACCTTCACAGAACGACAAGGACTTAACGGCCTTTGTTATAGACCACTGCACACGCTGGCGAGACTATCGAGATACCAACTTTTTGCAGAAGTATCTTGAGTATGAGCGTATTTTTCGTGGTGAGTGGGCGTCTGAGGATAAGACTCGTGAATCAGAGCGCTCGCGCATTGTGACGCCAGCCACTCAGCAGGCCGTCGAGACGCGGCACGCCGAGGTTATGGAGGCCATCTTTGGACAAGGTGAGTTCTTTGACATTGAGGACGACTTGAAAGACGTCAACGGCGACCCGATGGACGTCGAGATGCTCAAAGCGCAACTCATGGAAGACTTCAAGCAGGACAAAATCAGAAAAGCTATCGACCAGATCGAATTGATGGCTGAAATCTATGGCACAGGTATCGGCGAGATCGTGGTCAAGACTGAAAAGGTGTTTGAGCCATCGACGCAAGCTATCCCTGGCCAGACTGAACAAGCAGCCATTGGCGTTGTAGAAAAACAACGTATCGCTGTCAAGATCATGCCCGTAAACCCCAAGAACTTCTTGTTTGACCCTAACGGGACGAGCATCGACGACTGTATGGGTGTGGCAATTGAGAAGTATGTCGGTATTCAAAAGGTTGTTGAAGGTATGGAGAAGGGCATCTACCGTAAGGTGGATATCACCACCGACTCGGAAGACAACGATCTGGAACCAACGCAAGAAGTCACTCAGTACAAAGACGAAAAAGTGCGCCTGCTGACGTACTACGGGCTAGTGCCTCGCTCGTACCTGCTGGAAAAAGACGAGGAATTGGTAGAACTATTCCCAGAAAACTCAGTAGCTGATGACTACAGCGACATGGTTGAAGCCATTGTTGTAATAGCTAACGACGCTACGCTTCTGAAAGCGGAAGAAAATCCGTACATGATGAAGGACAGGCCGGTTATCAGCTACCAAGATGACACGGTTCCTAACCGTTTGCTTGGTCGCGGCACGGTTGAAAAGTCGTACAACATGCAAAAGGCGATTGACGCTCAGGTGCGTAGCCACTTGGACAGCTTGGCGTTGACGACCAGCCCTATGATGGGCATGGACGCTACTCGCCTACCTCGCGGCGCTAAGTTTGAAGTCAAGCCGGGCAAAGCGTTTATGGTAAACGGCAATCCAGCGGAGATTCTCTACCCCTTCAAGTTTGGCGAGACCAGCCTAAACAATCTGAACACGGCTAAAGAGTTTGAGCGTATGCTGCTACAAGCCACTGGCACGCTGGACAGTCAAGGCATGGTTAGCCAAGTCGCGCGCGACGGTGGCGGCATGAATATGGCGGTGGCTACGATCATAAAAAAGTACAAGCGCACGCTGGTGAACTTCCAAGAGGACTTTTTGATCCCGTTTATCCAGAAGGCAGCGTTTCGCTACATGCAGTTCGACCCGGAGCGCTACCCTTCAGTGGACATGAAGTTTGTCCCAACGGCTACGCTGGGAATTATTGCCCGTGAGTACGAGCAGCAGCAGTTTATCGGCCTTTTGCAGACGCTTGGCCCAAATACTCCAGTCTTACCGCTGATTCTCAAAGGCATCCTTAACAATTCCAGTTTGAGTAACCGTGGTGAGTTGATGGCAGCGCT